TAGAGATTCTTTAGATCCAGCAAGTCCTTTGAATCTTCCCTGAGTTGTGTAGTTGCCTCTTGTGACTGATTCGAGAGCACTTCCAGATGTTTGGTAAAGAACTGCAACACCAATACCAATCGAAGGTGTGTAATCGACAAATGGATGTACGAGAGGAGTATTGGATAATGTAAATCCACCAGATGTGCCTGGATCTTTGTCGTCTCCATAGTATCCGTATGTCTGGATTTCTCTGGTAGGTGCAATTCCAGATATTGTTGTAATACCAGATGTGCCTGGATCTCTGTCGTCGCCGTAGTATCCGTAAACCTGATTGATTTCGGTAAGTGCAGATGCTCCCTTGAGATCGAAGAGGACTGTTCCTTCCAGATCGTCTGCTGTAAATTTGATAAGAGCAGAACCAGAGAATGTTGCAATACCAACTCCAATCTCTGTGACAGGTCCTCTCTCCGCAGCAATACCAGAGATAGTAACATTTCCAATACCAGTGTATGCTGGTGTGAAGTCGATATCTGGATGTGTAAGTTCTCCAGATATTGTGAATGTACCAGATGGAACGAAGTCTTGGAATACTTGTAAGTATCTTGTTTCTGCAACACCACTGATCTCTGTAAGAATTGCTCTTGCAGCTGATGGTTCGACTGTTGCCTCTGCAGCAGAACCAAGTCCAAAGAGAGTACCAGATCCAGTAGCAGATAGACGAATACCAGAAACAGGGTTGATGTCGCCTCTGAGTGTAAGAGTTCCAGAACCAACAGGCTCGAATCTGCGTTGAGCAGTAGCCTCTCCAGATAGTGTAATTGTTGCAGTATTCTCTGGAGTCTGAGCGATGAATGATTCTTCTGCCGTTCCATTGAATATTGATGTACCAGCAACAAGTTCTGCACTTGTCTTGGTCTCTGATATACCACCGATTGCGAATAGAGAACCAGATCCAACCTCGACGGATGTTGTTGACTCGCTTGTTGCACCACCTTCGTAACTGAATGTTCCAGTACCATCTGTTTTGTAGATCCTGATGATCTTCTCTTTTGTGAAGATACCACCTTCCTGACGGATGGTAATCTGACCAGATGTGCCTGGATCTCTGTCGTCTCCATAGTATCCAAATACTTTCTGGAACTTGACATCTCCACCAGATGTCTGGAAGTCGAATAGGAGAGATCCAGCACCAAACTCTGTAGCGGGAACGAATCTTTCCTTCGCACCAAATTCGACTCCGTTGAGATCTCCTTGCTCGTCTGGGCCACCAACACCGTTTCCAGCAGTACCAATACCAAGAATGTATATGACACCGTGAGTTGTAATAGGTGCGTTTGTTCTGGATATTGAACGACCTTGAAGAACGAATGGACCTGATTGTGCAGGGTATTTTGGAATAAACCTTGTGGTGACAATGCCAGGATCTCCATACTCTCCGCCAGAACTGCCTGGAGTGAGGATAAGACCAGTCTCGATACCAATGTTCCTTTCGATACCATAATGAGGTGTGTAATCGATATCTGGGTGAGTAAGTTCCCCAATAAGACGTAAAGTTGCCTTCTCTGATTGTGCAGCAAATGTTGCACTGAGTTCTGTGTATCCACCACCAACAATGTGTAGGTAAGTTCCTTCTGGTGGATCGAAACTGGATGCGACATCGGCAACACCAGAGAATGTTGCAGTGCCAATTCCAATCTCGTTGAATCCTCTTGCGTAAGTGGTAATTCCAACTCCACTTTCGAGAGTGATAGAACCAGAACCAACAAAGTCTCTCGCTCTAGTGGTGTGACCATCACCAGAGATGTCGAAGAGAACTGTTCCTTCTGGAGTCTGAGCAATGTATCTCTCTTCAGCACCACTAACGAAGTCGAATAGTGATGTTGTACTACTTGCAACCGCAACTCTTTCGTTGACGATACCAGATAGAGTAATCGTACCAGAACCATTCCAGTTTGGAATGTATTGAACTTTCGGAGCACCAACTGTTGAGAATCCAATAGATCCGAATGGGAATAGGGATTCTGTTGGAGCTTCTTCGTTGATCCATCCATGATCCTCGTATCCTCTGTTGATACCTTCCTGATGATCGAATCCAGTATAATTTGGATATAAGAATTGATCGTACTTCTTGCTGCTGATGGAGCTGACACCGATATCACCATAGTTCTCGGATACAACAGTATCAGCAAAGTTGATATCGTATTGACTGGTCTTATCAAAGGATGGAAGAATAAGAACTCCACCAGATCCTTGGTCGAATGTTAGACCACCATTGGCGAATGTAATATCTTGGTCATAAGTGTCAGTCTCATCATCATATGTCTCAGTACCAGAAGCCTGTCCCAATACATTGAGTCCGAATCCGTAACTTGGATCCTTAGTGATATCACCGTAGTTTTCGTTCTCTTCACCAAAGCGTATGGAGGACTCATTGTAAGAATCTGTATTCTTCTCACCAGATGCAGCACCACCGAAGAATAATGTTCCGCCGAACTCATCTTCACTGTGTTGTATGACTCGTGCGTATGTGAGGTTGGGAGCACGACCTTGACTGAATGTTCCAGTACCAACACCACTGATATGTGGAGCAAATACTTGACCAGCAGTACCACCAAGATATGAGTAATCTCCTTGTAGGTATGCCTTGGTAGTAGATTCTGCTGCTCCACCAAAACTGAATAGTGAACCAGATCCTTCTGGTATGAATGGTGTAATAGACTCATTACCAGTGCCACTAAAGGTAAATTCACCCTCTTCACCGAAGACTGTGTGTTGTGGAGCCTGACTGAACCAGTTTGCACCGCTGATATTGAAGGCACCTTTGTATGTGGCAATACCAGTGATACCAGAGGACTCGTAAGAAATTGCTGACGCAATACTGAGATCCTCTGAAAGTAGGAACGTCGCTGTTCCTGTAAATCCAACAGTCTGTACTGATAGTGAAGTCTCTCCAAGAGAGAATGTAACTTCTCTGTTGGGGTAGTGTTGACCACCAATCTGAACGTAGTTGAACGCTGGAAGTAAGAATCCCCAGTTCTCTGCTTCCTTCGGTATGGTCTCGTCGTTTGTATTGATGACACCCCAATCTTCTGACTGCTGAGTTGGAGTAGCAGTGATAAGACCCCAATCGTATTCCTCTGTCTTCTGATCTCCTTTTGGTGATATCCAAGAGGGAGTGTAAACAGGAATACCCTGTTGCATCTCTCCAGAGAAGTTGAATAGATTAGTATTCTCGTAATCCTTAGCAACTTGAATATTGGTTGCAGCACCACTAACATGTAAGGTGACTGTCTGTTCATCTCCTTGTTTGACAAGTTTGATACCAGAAACAGAACCAGTGAGTCTAACGTTAGCTTTGTCAGTTGTAGGACGTATGACTCTTCTATCACTCTCACCACCTGATACATCAAAGAGAACTGTGTTGACTTCAATTGCAGGGATGAACGCCTCATCTGCACTACCAAGTATGGCAAACTCACCCTCAAGACCGAAGAATGTACTTTGTGGAGCCTGACTGAAGAAGTTCTCTCCAGAGAATGTTGCTGTACCAGATCCAGAGTATGCAAAGAAACGATCTTCTTCTGCAACACCTTCTTTCTTGAACGTACCAGAACCGTGATATCCTCTGACAATGGCATCATTACCCTTGACAGTGGTTGCCTGATATTCGTCAAGGAATATTCCACCTTGTAGTTGTTGTTCTATTACACCGTAATCTTCAGCAGATGTAGGTGTATCTACAATATTTCCGTAACTCTCAAATGCTACCTGATCTTCGTCAGAGAATGATCTCTGTTTGCCAAGAACATCCGTGATAACCTCGTCGAATGTAACATCGAGATCATCGAAGGATGCTCCTTCTCTAACTGTAATTGTGCCGTTATCTTCTTTCTCGAATACGTCAGAAACACTTCTGGCGTAGTTGTATATGACTTTCTCAACGTCAAATACTCTAGTATCCCCACCTTTAACTCTAAAGGCATTTTTAATTACAGGGATATACGCCTCATTATAAGGTGTAGATGTTTCACCACTTAGCGTTAATGTGCCGCTACCATTATAAGGATAAACTTGGTCTAGATCGGTTGCAGATACGCCTGACTTGGCAATCGTACCAACACCATCGTAATTTCCTCTAGATATAGATTCGCTTCCAGTCCCAGATGGGATGAAGATGACAGGTCCTGCCGCTCCGAGATCTGGTATGACAACTCTTTCGAGTCCAGAACCAATCTCTTGAATTGTACCAGAACCAACCCAAATCTTAACAGGGCTGGTTAGTGCTGCATCATTTATATCAAACAGTACAGTATTTGCGTTCTCTGGAATCCACTGTGATCTAGATCTACCTAGTGGATCTCTTCCATCTACTACATTTATTGGGCCAAACGGTAAAACATCTGCTGTAGCGGTGATGAGTCCGTGGTCATTTACAAAGAAAAAATTCTCGTCTCTTTCGGGTTCTACAACTTGATTTATGTCGCCATAGTCAATATTCTCCACCGATCCAACGGTGATATTACCACCGTCAAATGTAGTGAATACATCTATCTTCGCATTGTCGTAGGTGTATACGGTCAAGAAGATCCCCGAATAAAAAGACCCTGCCTTAGTTATAAAGCAGAGTCCACATATTGATATTTAGTGTTTCTATTAGTCGAGTGCGACGTTTAGAGTAATCTTAATTTGGTCTCCGTTGTTCTGAATGTTGTAAGGACCATTTGTGAATCTTTCAGCGTACATGATAGAACTGTAAAGAGTCGCAGTGTTAAGTCCAAGAACACCATTAGAAGTTGCACTTAATGAAGGAGTTGTTACAAACTCATCTGCATTAGGAACATCGAATACGGTGTAAACATTAGATTCAAGAGTTGTGTTACCAGCACCAGCAGAAACGTAGAGGATGTCACCAGCTCTAAGTCCGTGGTTAGCAAACGCAATCTTACCAAAACTGAATGTGACTGATGGGTCAGTCGCAACCTGTATGTTATCTACAAGTGGTTTGTCTAGGTAAATTGTTCGATACGCTCGGTCAATACCTATGATCTTCGTTCCAGTTGCAACCCCAGCGTTACCAGCAACGAATTGTCCAAGTGTTAGATCATCGATACTAACTTGTGGGTCAATTGTGAGGTAAGAGTTACCAACAACACCGATAGTTGGGTCAGTGTTATTACCTTTGGTTACTGTGGTTCCAATACCAACACTTGCACCGTGTACAACACCCTGTACTGCAACAGGCATGTTATTTGCACGAGTCACATAGTAACCGTAGATGTTACCAGCAGGACCTGTGAAAGTGAAAGTTTGTTCTGGATATGTAGCAGTTGTACCACTACCAACGTTCTTAATTACCCATCTAGATCCGTTTAACAGAATACCATACTGCTGGTTATAATCCTGATCTCCTCTGTTGTTTACACAGACTGGATAACCAGTGTTTGCAGTAGTACCGTAACCGTTAACGTTTCCGTCAATATAGGGTTCAAAGTACGCAGTTGCAGACGGAACATCTCCCTCGGCAG